AGTCAATTGCCGCAAAAGTGATATAAGGACATCCCATGGCCACGACGATGACCTTCACGACGCTCCAGCAGGACGTGCGGCGCTATCTTGAGCGCGGCACGACCTACGCGTCCGACCCCGTCGTTTTCGAGCAAATCCCGCGCCTGATCAATCTGGCTGAGCGGCGCATCGCGCGCGAGCTCAAGATCCAAGGCTTCATCAACGTCGTCAGCGGCACGCTGCAGAGCGGCGTGGCCGTCTACCCCAAGCCCGACCGCTGGCGCGACACGGTGAGCATCAACATCGGCACCGGCAATCAGAACAACACGCGCAATGTGCTCTTCTCGCGCGCCTACGAGTATCTGCTGAGCTACTGGCCGGATCGCACCGCGACTTCTCAGCCGATCTTCTACAGCGATTACGACTACACGCACTGGCTGATCGCGCCAACGCCCAACGCGGATTACCCCTTCGAGGTGCTGTACTACGAGCTGCCGCCGCTGCTGGACGACGTGGTGCAGACCAACTGGCTCACCGACTACGCGCCGCAGCTCCTGCTTTACGGGACGCTGCTCGAGGCCACGCCGTTCCTGAAGAACGACGAGCGCATTCCGGTGTGGCAGAACATGTATGATCGGGCGGCGTCTATGCTCAATGGCGAGGATCTAGCCAAGATCCTCGACCGTTCGGCCGTGCGTAAGGAGGCTTGAGGTGACGAACACCTACACACAGATTTTCGGCGGCACGACGATCTACCCCTCGGATGTGTCGTATCTGGCGCTTGCGCTGACGGCCGACATCACGTTGGAGTGGCCACTCGAGAGCAACGTCACGAACGCGCCGGCCGCGCGCATCATCGACGTGACGCCCACCGGCGCATACTCCATCTTCCTGCCGCCCGCCGATCAAACGGGCACCGGCCAGACCATCCTGTTCAACAACCTCGGGCCGTCCACCATCACGGTCAAGAACAGCGTGGGCGGCACGCTCCTGTCCATCGGGCAGGGCGAGCAGTGGCAAATCTACCTGACCGCCAACACCACCGCCGCCGGCACGTGGCGCACGTTTCGCTACGGCGCGTCCACGGCGCAGGCGCAGGCCTCGACGCTGGCCGGCTTCGGTCTGACGGCTACTGGCTCGACGCTGTCGCAGTCCACGCCCGTCACGCTCTTCAACAGCAACTACACCGCCGGTGCGCCCGATCGCGCCAAGATGTTTGTCTGGACGGGCGCACTCGGCATCCTGACGCTGCCCACCGCGTCTTCGGTCGGCAGTGATTGGTTCATCGCCGTCCGCAACGGCGGAAGCGGCAATCTCACCATCGATCCGCAGGGCCTTGAGACGATCAACGGTGCGGCGTCCCTGACGCTCACGCCCGGCGACAGCGCCACGGCGGTGACGGATGGCACCAGTTGGTACACGCTGGGCCTCGGCCAGAGCGCTCTGTTCGCCTTCGACTACACGTCTATCAACCTCGCCGGTCTGAGCGGCAACTACACGCTGTCGGGTGCGGAACTGAACCGCGTCGCCTACGAGTTCACGGGCGCGCTGGCGGGCAACGTCGAGATCGTTGTGCCGCAGACGACCCAGCAGTACTGGGTGGCGAACAACACGACGGGTGGCTCCTTCACGCTGCGCGTCAGGACAAACCCCCAGACGCCGGGTGTCTTTGTCGCTCGCGGCAGCCGAGCCATTCTCTACTCTGACGGGAGCGTCGTGGTGAACGCCGAGACGGCAAGTCTCGCGGTGCCGATCGCCGTCAGCGACGGCGGCACAGGCGCGATAACGGCGGGCCAAGCGCTGATTAATCTGGGCGGCACGTCGGTGGGCATTGGCGTGTTCACGGCGCTCACGACCAACGATGCGTGGACGACGCTGGGCGTGGCTCCGGCGGGCACCGTCAACGGCGGCACCTTCTAAGTGGCGGAGAAAATCGTCCAGATACGGTCGCAGGCGGGCATCAAGCGCGACGGCACCAAGTTCGAAGGCGATAACTACGTCGACGGGCAGTGGGTGCGCTTTCAGCGCGGCCTGCCGCGCAAGATCGGCGGCTACCGCGCGATCAGCAAGTATCTGCGCGAGGTCAGCCGCGCGATGCACGAGTTCACGCAGAACAGCCTGACCTACGTGCATAGCGGCTCGGCCAACTTGCTTGAACGCTTCTACATCGACAACGGCTTCAACACGTCGATCATCACCAACCGGACGCCTGTAACGCTGGCGGTTGACCCGAACAATATGTGGCAGTTCGACGCCATCGCCGCGCCGGGCCTTGGCGGCATGCAGCTCGTGGCGCAGGTCGCGCCGAACCTCGAGTGCATCTGCAACGCGGACGGCGGCCAGCTCTTCTTCGGCGACTTGTTTGGCACCGCGCCGCTGCAGCCGGTGACCAACCTGCCGACCGGCTACAGCCTGTCCGGCGGTGTGGCCGTGCTGCACCCCTACACGTTCATCTTCGGCAACAACGGCTACGTGGCGTTTTCGGTGGCGGGCGATCCCACGGACTACACCAGCCTCGGCTCTGGCGCGGCCAACGTCGCCTCGCAGAAGATCGTGCGCGGCATCGCCCTGCGCGGCGGGCCGGGCAACTCCCCGTCCGGCCTGTTCTGGTCGGCGGACTCGCTGGTGCGCGCCTCCTTCATCGGGGGCGACGCCATCTTCCAGTTTGACACGATCAGCACGCAAAGCTCGATCCTCGGCGCGAACACGGTCATCGAGTATGACGGCATCTTCTACTGGGTGGGCACTGACCGCTTCCTGATGTTCAACGGCGTCGTGCGCGAGGTGCCGAACGACCTCAACCTGAACTACTTCTTCGACGGCCTCAACCAGTCGCAGCGCCAGAAGGTGTTCGCGATGAAGGTGCCGCGCTACGGCGAAATCTGGTGGTGCTACCCGCGCGGCGAGGCCGTCGAGCCGTCGCACGCCGTCATCTACAACGTGCGCGAGAACACGTGGTACGACTGCGAGCTGCCCAACGGCGGGCGCAGCGCGGCCGTGTCGCCCACGGTCTTCTCCAAGCCGATCATGACCGGTGTGGTGCCGACTGCGGCGGGGGAAGAAATTCGCGTCACCGAGGCAACACCGGCCGACACGCGTATTACGGAAGGCAGCGACACGCGTATCACGCAGGAAAGTGGCGCGGATCAGTACCGCCTGTGGCTGCATGAGGTGGGCGTGGACGCCATCGACGGCATCAACATCCAGCCCGTGCTGAGCTACTTCGAGACGGGCGATCTGTCGCTGCCGGTGATGGGGCAAGAGAACAAGGCGCTGCAGGTGCTGATGGTCGAGCCCGACTTCGTGCAGAGCGGCGACATGACCATGCAGGTGACCGGCCGCGCCAACGCGCGAGCGCCCGAGGTATCAACGGAGCCGCACACCATCTACGAGACGCCGCCGACGCCGCAGGATCAGGTCGTCTACTTCAAGACGCAGCGCCGCGAGTTGCGTTTCCGCTTCGAGAGCAACGCCATTGGCGGCGACTATCAGATGGGCTTGATACTGGGGCACCTGCAGCCCGGCGACGGCACGGTGATCGGATGATCGACCCGCGCGGCATGACGTTGATTGATTGGGCCGATAGCGTTATACTGTCGGTCGGTGATGCGTGGGCGTTTGGTCGGCTTGACGACGAGAACGACTGGCAAGATTGGGCGGTAGCCTTCTTGAAGGCGTCGCCCTTTTCAACACGCGCCGTGCCCGATCCGTATCAATTCGATGACTGGCGCGAGTGGGCAATGCGGGTCTACCCGATGCTTGAGGGACAGGGCTAATGCGGTACGGCGAAGACAACTACGAGAACAACTTCCTCGACGACTTCTCCGGCTACGGCGGCTACGGCGGCTACGGCGGCTACGGCGGCCTGCCACCGGTCACGACGTACACGCCACCGGTCGCGACGTACACGCCGCCTGCCGCAACGTACACGGCTCCGATGGGCGGTCTTACGGCTGCGCCCTACAGCCCCCCGGAGTTAACGCCTGAGTTCCTCGCCGAATTGCAAGCATCCGCCGCCCTGATGAAGCAGAAGATAGAGGCGGCGTCTGACCCCAACCGCAACGCCGCCTTCGACAAGTATGTTGCCGATCAGGCCGCGAAGGGCGTTGAGGTCGCCTCGACCTATACTGGCGGCGGTGGCCCGCTTGGCAGTGGCGGCGTACTCGGCGTAACTGATTTCGCTCCGGCTTTTGATCCCGCGAACCCGGCAGGCACCACGGGGCAGGTCGTTCGCTTTGATCCGGGGCGAATGAACGCGCCGGTCGTTTTCCAGCCCGGCCAACAGTATGTGCTGACCGATGCCTCCGGCGAGAATGTCGTGGGCCGCGCCTCTTCGGTTGAGGAACTACAGAAGCTCGCCGCCGCGCAGGGGAACATGCCCTACGGTTTCCAGTTGTATCAGGCCGATCAGCAAGGGAACTACAAACCCGGCACGCAACTTTTCGGTGAGACAGATCCGCGTACTAAAGGACTTATGGGGGCTATTGTAAATTACGGATTACCAATTGTAGCAGGTATTGCTACTGCAGGAGCCAGTTTTCTACCTGCATTAGCGGCCTCTGCCGCCGCGTCAGGTGCCTCCAAATTAATGACAGGATACACACCAGAAGACGCAGCAAAAGCCGCAGCGATTGCGGCTGCTACAAGAGGCGTGCTAAAAGGCACTGGCCTTGAAGACAGCATTGGTGGTCTATTATCAGCAAAAGGCTCTGTTGTAGGCAACGCCGTGAACCCCGGTTTCTACGTTCCCGGAACCGTTATTCCAAAATTTGTGGCCCCCACGCTTTCCGGTCTGGGCAGCACGGTTGGTACTCTTGCGGCCGCACCTGTGGCGGGCGAAATTCTTGTTCAAGGCGCGCGCAACGCCGTCAGTCCTGCGCTGGCTTCCGCAATCACCGGCGGTTTGACCAGTCTCGCCCCCGCTGTATTCGACCCTAGCAGCATCCCGCAGTTTCAATCTCCCGACGTGAGCAACGCGGAAACCTCGCAGCAAGAAGCAGAAGCGTTGGCTGAGGCGGATCGCATTAAACGCTTTGAAGCTGAAGCAGCCGCTGCTGCTGCTGCCGCTGCTGCTGCCGCTGCCAACACTGGTGCGCTTCCTGCTACGACAGCAACTACCGCTGAGCCAGAAGCGTTGGCTGAGGCGGATCGTATTAAACGGTTTGAAGCTGAAGCAGCCGCTGCGGCCGCTGCCGCTGCTGCTGCCGCTGCCAACACTGGTGCGCTTCCTGCTACGACAGCAACTACCGCTGAGCCAGAAGCGTTGGCTGAGGCGGATCGTATTAAACGGTTTGAAGCTGAAGCAGCCGCTGCGGCCGCTGCTGCTGCTGCTGCTGCCGCTGCCGGAGGAGCTGGGAGCGATACCAGCAATACCAGCACCGACAAGAAGGACGGCGTACTGTCCAAGATCAACCCGGTGCGTGCGGGCCTATCGGCGTTGGCCGGCCTCGTGTCCTTGCTGGCTGGCGGCGGCGGCGGCGGGGGCGGCAGGGGTGTAGCCACGGGCAACGCCGGTGCCGGCACGCGCGCCTCGCTCGATCCGATCTTCAGCGCGAAGCTGCCGGCGGCCAGCCCCCAGTACTCGGGCATGTCCCTCGCGCCCCGCGACATGCGCGGCGTGGACTTCGCGCGCTACGGCTACGGCCCCGGCGCGTCGTTCTTCGAGAACGTGCCGCGCAACCCGGAAGAGTACAGGGCGGCTCTGGCGGCCAACACCCCCACCGCGCGGCCTTCGGGCGCGTTAAACCTGCCGCCGATGCCAATGCCCCAGACGCAGGGCGGCACTACCGCAGACCCCACTGCCGCCGCCACCAGCCTCATCCGCACGTACATCCCGTCCGCCACGGACGCGGAGATCACGGAGTTCTTGGCGACCGAGGAGGGCATGCAGTTCCTCGCCAATTTCGGCGTGCCCGTTCGCCGCGCACGCGGTGGCTCCATGCGCGGCAAGGGCACCTCGCGCGGCAGTTACGCCGTCAAGGGAGCCGGCACCGGCCGCAGTGACGAGATCCCCGCGCTGCTGAGCGACGGGGAGTATGTCATGGACGCCGAGACGGTCGCCATGCTAGGCGACGGTTCCAGCGAGGCGGGCGCAAAGCGCCTCGATGACTTCCGCATCAACGTCCGCAAACACAAGGGCCGCAACTTGGCCAAGGGCAAGTTTAGTGCTAATGCTAAACGGCCCGAGAAATACCTCGCCGGAGGCCGCGCATAATGTCCGTTTCGACTTTCGTGGATGAAGGCCTGCCGGCCAACGCCAACCCCTACGCCTCGACCGAACAGTCGCTCCTGCCGGGCTACTACACGGACGCGGCGATGCAAGTCCTTGCCAACCAGCAGGCGGTCTCTGCGCGACCAACGCCCATCTATCCGGGGCCGCGCATCGCCGACTTCACGGCCATGCAGAACATGGCCTTCGACCAGACGCCGGGCGCGGCGAATGCCTACCAGCCGTACTTGGCGCAGGCCGGGCGCAACACCGCCGACGTGACGCAGCAGTTCATGAACCCCTACACCAGTCAGGTCGTTGACCGGATTGGTCAGATGGGCACGCGCGCCCTCAACGAGCAAATCCTGCCCGGCATCGAAAGCTCGATGATCCGCGCCGGCCAGTTCGGCGGTACGCGGCAGGCCGAGCTGATGGGTCGCGCCGTGCGCGAGGCCACCGAAGGCATCTCGGCGCAGCAGTCGCAGGCGCTGGAGCGTGGCTACGCGCAGTCGCTGGGCGCGGCCCAGCAGGAGCAAACGCGGCAGGGCGGGTTGGCCTCGCTGGCGCAGCAACTCGGCCTGCGGGGCGTGGACGCACTGCAGACGGCGGGCGGCCTGCAGCAGGGCCAGACGCAGCGCAACCTCGACCTTGCCACGTCCGACTTCGAGCGGCAGTTCGCTGACCCGCAAAGGAACATCGATGCCATGATCAAGACGCTGCAGGGTGTCGGAGGCGCAATGCCGAAGAGCGTCCTGAAGAAGGGTTACGGCACGGAGCCCACGGACGTTCCGGCGTCGGGGCTGGAGACGGCCGGGGCAACCGCCCTCACCTTCCTCGCTTTGATGAGAGAGCTTGGTCTTTTCCCCACAAAACCCTGACGGAATTGGTCACATGGAAGACGAAGAAGACTTCACCAGCCCACTCGACTTCGCCAGCCTCTCGGGGATGGCGCGGCAGGCCGACGCGCAGGTTCAGACGCAGATCGAGAACTACCGCAAAATGCTCGCGGCGGGCACGAAGCGCATGCGCGAGCAGCGCATCGGCCCGTCCAGTACCGAGCGTTTGCTCGCCCTCGCTCAGGCCCTCGGCTCACCCACGCGCACCGGCAAGTTCGGTGAGCGCATAGGCTTGATCGCCGGCACCCTCGGCGGCCAAGAGAGCGCCCGGCGCGAGGCGGAGCTGGCCCGCGCAGACACGCTGGAGAAGCTCGGCCTGAAGAGCGCGGAGTTCGATGTGGAAGCCGCGCAGACGCGTGCGAACAGGCTATCGACTTTGGCGGCGCGGCAGTTGGCGGCGGAGCAAGCAGCGGCTGCCAGAGGCGGCGTCGGCGTGGTTGTCGGGGCGGACTTCATCCCCCGCAATAAACGCACCGGCGCAATCATCAAGGAAGCGCCGGCTAACGTAGTGTACACGCTGCAGGACTATATAAACGACCCGGAACAGACGCCCGAAGACAAGCGCGCTGCCTTGCGTAACTTCGACGGCACGTACGGCTTCGGTGCAGCCCAAATGTATCTCGGAGGTAAGTGATGCCCCGTCGTCCACCACCCACCTTTGGCGATGCGCCTGCAGGCCAAAACCGTTCAGCACAGCTCAAAGAAAGCGTAACTGCTGCCGATTTGGTTGCAAAGTACGCCGCTATTGAAAATGAGCGCGAGCGGTTGCGACTGGAACGTGAACGTCTTGCGCGCATGGAAAAGCCGCAGAGCCTCGGCGAAAAGCTGCGCGAGCAGTCCGTACTCAAGTCCGGCGAGGCTCTTACCGGCGCCGCTACGACTGCGCGCACCAAGCTGCCCACCCTCGCCGATCAGGCGCAGGCGGCGTTTGCGGGCGCGCAGGAACTTGTGACGCACCCCGGCTTTGAAGCCAGTGTCGGCGGGCCAAACCCGTTCAAAGGCGGCTTTGGCTTCCTTGGCACGTTCCCCGGATCGCGCGCCCGCGACTTCACCAGTCGCCTCGACAACGTAAAGGCGCAGGTGTTCATGCAGGCCTTCGAAACGCTCAAGGGCGCGGGCGCCATCACCGAACCTGAAGGCGAGGCCGCCACGAAAGCACTGGCCAATCTTGACACCTCGGTGAGCGAGGAACAGTTCAAGAAAAACCTGCAAATCTATCTTGACACTATCAAGCGCGGGTATGAGCGCACGAAATCGATGTCGGACATCCAGCCGATTCCGTATTCGCGGGAAATGCTTCTTGCTGAGAAAAACAGGCGTCTCCGTGTAGACGTTAATCCTGTCCCCTCGTCGGAGCGGCGATAATGGCAACAAACCCGCGCGCTCCGAGTGACACGTTCAACCCGAAGACGGGGGCCTTGCAGGTCACCATCGGGACACCGGCTGAGATCAAGGCGCTCACCGACGACGAACTGGACGCCCTACTCGGCCAGTACGACACGATGGACGCTGAGCTAAGCAAGCTCAGCGAAGAAGACATTGACACCATGCTGGCCGCGTCACCGGAGGCCAAAGATATCGGCACGCCGCCCAACGTGGCCCCGAAACTGACGCCAATGAGCACTGGCGAACTCGTGGCTGGCGGTGCGCGCGAGCTGGCTGGCGGAGCCCTGTTTGAGTTTGCCGACGAGGCTGAAGCAGCCGCACGTGCGCCGTTCTCAGACAAAAGCTACGATGAGCTGGTGCGCGAAATCCGCCAAAGCCGTGCGCGCTTCAGCCAACAACAGCCGGAAGCCGCCATGGGCCTGAACGTGGCCGGTGGCATCGGTTCTATGTTCCTGCCCGGTGCCGGCCTTGCTGGGCAAATTCTGCGCGCCGGAACTGGCATTGGCAAGCTGTCGACGCCGCTGTTGCGCACAGCCGCCACGAGTGCCGTGGAAGGAGGCATCGCCGGTGTAGGCGCTGGCGAGAACCCTGAAGAGCGCCTGACCATGGGCCTCACTGGCGGCGCACTGAGTAGCATCCTCGGCGGCGGCATGTACGGTCTAGGACGCGGTTCGCAGTTCGTTCGTGATGTACGCGATGCGCGCCGCGACACTGGCGCGAACGCCGAGGCCATTGCCGCTGACTTGCTTGCGTCACGCGTGCCAGTCCCCGACGCATTGCGCCAGCAAATGACCCGCGACGCGCAACTGGGCACTCCGACGACATTGGCAACCGCCACGCCGGAACTTGCCAACCTGTCTGATGTGGTGCTGCGCACGCCCTCAGACGCACGCGAGGCACTGGCTGAAACAGTCGCGCGCCAGCAGTCTGGCGCACCGGGCCGCGCGCAGCAGGCGCTGCGGACTGCGCTGCCTACGCCGGACTATTTCGCCTCGATGGATCAAGTCGTAGGGGCGCTGCGCGACAACGCCAAAGGTTTGTATAGCGAGGCCTACGCCGCCGCGCCAGAGATCCGCGACCAGCGCATTCTAAACGCGCTGAATGAACCGGACATTCAGTCAGCGTACGCCGACGCTATCAAGAACTCCAAGCGCGAGATGGCGGCGGCTGCGCTGGATGGCGAAGACCCAGCAAAGTACGCCATGAAGGAGTTCATGGATCTGAAGTTTGCTGATGATGGCAGCTTCATTGGTGCCAGTTTCACCGGCAAAATGGTGCCTGATTTGCGCTCGCTTGATCAGATCAAGCAGGCACTTGATCGCCGCATCACCGGCCTCTATGCCAGCGGACAGGGCGGCGACGCCACGGCGCTGCGTAAACTCCGCGACAAGTTCGTCAACCGCCTCGATCAGGTGGGGCCGGCCGAGTACAAGGTTGCTCGCGGTCAGTACAAGGGCGACAGCGAGATCCGCGACGCGCTCGAGTTGGGTCGGAAGGCGGTGGCCAGCAACATGCGTTGGCAGGAGCTGGCCAAGACTATGCGCGAGGCGTCTCCCGGCGAGCAGGCCGCGTTGACCACCGGCTTCATGCAGAACCTGATGCAGCGGTTTGAAGACACGACGGCGCGGCGCAACTTTGCGCGCGAGATCGTGGACAACGACAATCTGCGCAACAAGCTGCGCTCCCTTGTACCCGCTGCCGAGTTTGACGTGCTGCAGGCCGCACTGAGGCGCGAGGGGGAGCTGTACGAGCAGACCGGGCGCGTGCTGACTGGCAGCCAGACCTTTGGCCGTGCGGCCGAGGCTCAGGCCATTGAGGACGCCGTGGCGCGCGGTGACATATCGCCGGCAGTCGATCTGATGCTTAATCCAACGCCGGGCAACTTCTTCAAAAAGACACTGCAGACGTTGAGCAACATGCGCAACGCGAACGTCTCGCGATCGACGTACACGCAACTGGCTAGGATGCTCAACACGTCAACGCCGCAGGAGGCAGAAGCCATTCTGCAGCAGTTGGAGCGCGCTGCGCCAATACGCGCCCGTCGCGAGCGGGCGTTTGAGCAGCGGGCCACGCAGGCCGGCGGTGCCGGCGCGCGGATCATCGCCCCGTCCCCGGAAACGGAGCGCGAAGAGAAGCCATTCGAGCTGCGTATTCCAACGCTGTCTGACGGTCTGTCCACCATGCCCGGAGGCCCGCGATAATGCGCTCCACCGACTTTCCCTTCGCCGTGACGCCGCGCCGCTTCGACAAGGGCGGCCCGTCGTTCGCTGATCGCGCTCGCACGGTCGCGAAAGGCGCGATGTTCGCCGGGAACGACGAGGCGGAGGCGTTCTTGCGCGCCTTAATGCAGCTCAACCCAGATGCTTACGCAAGCGAGGTGGCGAACATTCGGAAGGAGCAGAAGGCGTACGAGGACGCCAATAAGGCGGAGTCGTTCGGCCTTGAGATGGCTGGCGGTCTCCTGCCGGCGCTGCTGCCGGGCGGTCAGGGCGTCGCTGCCACTCGCATGGCGGCGCTGGCGGCCAAATCGCCTCTCGCCGCGCGCATCGCCCCTGTGATCGGTGAGGCGGGGCTGTACGGCGTTGGGGCGGCAGACAGCATGGCAGACATCCCGCGCAGCATCGGCGAAGAGATGCTGTTTGGTCTGGGCATGTACGGCGCTGGCGCTGCCCTCGGGCCGCCCCTCAAGAAGCTCGGAGTGAAGGCCGCCAACGCGGTTGGCGACCGGGTGCTGGGGCCGAGGGTCGAGAACCTTATGTACAGCGATAAGATCGGCGGCCCTCAGTACAAGCCGGGCGATACACTGCCGGCTTATGGCGTGCGGAACATCTTCAGGCCGGCCGAGTTGGACGACATCGTGAGCTCCGGTTTCATGCGGCCGCCGCCCGATAGGGCAAGAAACACAACGCGGAAATACTTCACGATGACCGACGCGGAGGTGCCGTCCGCTGCCAATCAGCAAGCCATGCACATTCGCGTGCCGTCGAGCCGCATCCCGCAGGGTCGCGCGGTGCGCGCCAAGGATGTGGAAATCTGGGACAATGAGGCGGGCGAGTTCCGCAAGCTGCTCGCCGTGAAGAGGAAGAAGAAATGAGCCGCGCGTCGCGCCTGCTTGATTTAGTTACGGAGTTCGCGGTTCCGCGCCAGAAGCCGATCGCCACCAAATCAGCGGCCAAAGTGGCGGCGCAAGCAAAGGCACCGCTGGCTGTTAAACC